ATCCGCCTGTAAAGGAACAGGGGAGCCTATGGCGTAACATTAACAATAAATAACCTATGAAATAGCTTGACATTTGCTAAAAAGTATGCTATAATAACTATATAGATTGAAAAGCATTGCTTTAATGTCGCTTTAGTGCCCTATAGGAGGTCTGAAAGGTTAACTACTAGTAGTTGTCCTATAGGTGTTCCTAAAGGGTTAGAAAGCAACTCTGTTCAGTCTCTATAGACTAGAATCTCATCAGAGGCAATTCAGTGGCAAAGATAGGAAGACCTAAGAAGTCAGATGTTAAGTCTGTTACCAAGGGTAGCCGTAGAGGCGTAGGAAGACCTAAAGGTGATGCAGCAGTCATCAATGAGTACAAAGCACGTATGTTAGCATCGCCTAAGAGTAGGAAGGTGTTAGACAGCATACTCAACGCAGCGTTAGATGACGACCACAAGAATCAAGCAGCAGCATGGAAGCTCTGCATGGACAGGTTATTGCCTGTTAGTTATTTTGAGAAGGATAAGGCCAGCGGAGGCAAGAGTGCCATCAACATCTCCATTACAGGTGTTGGTGGTGAGACTACAGTGATCTCTGGTGGCGAAGAACCCATTGAAGGGGACTATACAGATGTATGATATAAATCAAGACTTAGATTACTTTACTAGGGAAGAGTTTGCTTGTCAGTACACTGGCGAGAATGAGATTAGTGACAGGCTGTTGCTGAAGTTGGATTTGTTACGTGCTAGGTGTGGTTTCCCCTTCGTTATCACCAGTGGCTTCAGAAGTGAAGACCACCCCATAGAAGCGAAAAAGGAGACACCAGGAACCCATGCCCAAGGCATTGCAGCGGACATTAAAGTTACAGACGGTACACAGCGGTTTAAGATTGTTGAGGAGGCTATCAAGATGGGCTTTTCAGGAATTGGAGTTGCTAGTCAGTTTGTGCATGTTGACATCCGCCACCTTGACGGTAATGAGCCTCCTGTAATGTGGACGTACTAGCTTGACTGATTTAGCAGTTGAGCTGTTACCTTGGCAGCAAGAAGTCTGGGAAGACACTACACGCTTTAAAGTGGTGGCTGCTGGTAGACGTACAGGTAAGAGTAGGTTAGCTGCGTGGAAGCTAATCATCAGTGCGTTGTCTGACAAGAAAGGTCAGGTGTTCTACGTTGCCCCTACACAGGGTCAGGCTAGAGACATTATGTGGCAGTTGCTGCTGGAGCTAGGGCACAACGTTATAGCGTCAGCACACGTCAACAACCTACAGATTAAGCTAGTCAATGGCTGCACCATCTCTTTGAAGGGTGCTGATAGACCTGAGACTATGCGTGGTGTTAGCTTGAAGTTCCTGTGTATGGATGAATACGCAGACATGAAGCCAGAGGTGTGGGAGCAAATCCTACGCCCTGCACTAGCGGATCAGAAGGGTGAGGCGTTGTTCATTGGTACGCCTATGGGACGCAACCACTTCTATGACCTGTATCAGTATGCTAGTGTGTCTGAGGATGCTACGTTCAAGGGCTACCACTTCACTAGCTACGATAACCCACTGCTAGACCCTGAAGAGATTGAAGCAGCTAAAGGCTCTATGTCAGCCTTCTCATTCCGTCAGGAGTTTATGGCATCCTTTGAGGCACACGGTAGTGAGCTGTTTAAAGAAGAAGATGTTAAATTTAGCGAGGAAGAACCTACTGATGGTGATTATTACATTGCTGTCGATTTGGCAGGATTTGCAGATGTACAGAAAGTCACGACTAAAACCAAACGACTTGACCAGACGGCAATTGCTGTGGTTAAAGCGGGCGTCGAAGGTTGGTGGGTCGCTAATATCGTACATGGCCGTTGGGGCGTCGAAGAGACTGCACGACGAATCTTTGAAGCAGTCAGAGACTACCAACCAGTCGCAGTAGGTATTGAGAAGGGTGCGTTAAAGAACGCTGTAGCTCCCTACCTGAACGATATAATGAAGAAGAACCAACGCTTCTTTAGAATAGAAGAGTTAACACACGGCAACAAGAAGAAGACAGACAGGATCGTGTGGGCACTACAAGGCCGTTTAGAACACGGCAACTTAGTATTAAACAAAGGCAAGTGGAATGCTCAGTTCCTAGACGAGTTGTTCCAGTTTCCTAATCAATTAGTCCACGATGACTTGATAGATGCTCTTGCGTACATAGACCAGTTAGCTAAGGTTTCTTATGCATTTGACTACGAGGAAGAGGACTACGAATTTTTAGATAAATACGCAGGCTACTAATTATGGAACTAGAAGGCAACGAGAACTTTGCTACAGAGCAGTACCTAGAAGACTGGGTAATTGATAAATGTGATGACTGGCGTGACCACTTTGAGGCTAACTACTCAGAGAAGTTTGACGAATACTACCGCCTGTGGCGTGGCCAGTGGTCTGCACAGGATCGTACACGCGACACAGAGCGTTCTAAGATTATCTCTCCTGCGCTACAGCAGGCTGTTGAGTCATCTGTAGCAGAACTAGAGGAAGCTACCTTTGGTCGTGGTAAGTGGTTTGACATTGAAGATGATGTCTACGATCAAGACAACAGAGACATTGCTTTGCTGCGTAACGCGCTAGAGCAAGACTTTAAAAAGAACAAGGTACGTAAGGGTGTAGCAGAGTGTCTGATTAACGCTGCTGTGTTCGGTACAGGTATTGCTGAGATTGTTCTTGAAGAAGAAAAAGAGATGAAGCCTGCTACACAGCCTGTGATGGGTGGTGAGCTTACAGCGGTAGGTGTTAACATACAGGATCGTACATGCGTTAAGCTGCGCCCTGTAATGCCACAGAACTTCCTGATTGACCCAGTAGCTACAGACATTGACTCTGCCCTTGGTTGTGCAGTAGATGAGTTTGTGTCAGCTCACTCAGTAGAGCAGCTACAAGAGAGTGGTGTGTATCGCAACGTAGACATACAGCTTGCCTCTCCTGACTTCAACATTGAGCCTGATCAGGACTTGACACGCTTTGATGAAGACAAAATACGCCTGACTAAATACTACGGACTTGTTCCTCGCCACCTGTTAGACAAGGCAATGGAAGAGAAGGACTCTGAAGAAGAGGTTGTTACCTTTGAAGACGAAGATGATTCCTACTATGTAGAGGCTGTTGTTGTTATTGCTAACGGTGGTGTACTGCTGAAGGCTTCCAAGAACCCCTACATGATGGAAGATCGTCCTGTCGTTGCATTCCCTTGGGATGTCGTTCCTAGCCGCTTCTGGGGTCGAGGAGTATGTGAGAAAGGCTACAACTCACAAAAGGCGTTAGACGCAGAACTACGCGCTAGAATCGATGCTCTTGCACTGACTATCCACCCAATGATGGCTATGGATGCCTCCCGTATGCCTCGTGGTGCTAAACCAAGCATACAGCCAGGTAAGACCATCCTAACCAACGGCAACCCTGCTGAGGTGTTACAGCCATTTAACTTCGGTAACGTCAGTCAGATTACCTTTGCACAGGCTCAGTCACTACAGACTATGGTACAGACAGCCACAGGCGCTATTGACAGCGCTGGTATTGCAGGCTCTATCAACGGAGAGTCTACCGCTGCTGGTGTCTCTATGTCACTAGGCGCTATCATCAAGCGTCACAAGCGTACCTTGATCAACTTCCAAGAAGCCTTCCTGATTCCCTTCGTACAGAAGACTGCTTGGCGCTACATGCAGTTTGAACCTGAGCTGTATCCAGTAGCTGACTACAAGTTCCACACCTCTAGCTCTCTAGGCATCATTGCTCGTGAGTATGAAGTAACACAGCTTGTACAGTTGCTACAAACTATGTCACCAGACACGCCAATGTATCCTAAGTTGGTTATGTCTATCATCGACAACATGAACCTGTCTAACCGTGAAGAGCTTATTGCTACTCTTGAGCAGGCTAACCAGCCTAACCCAGAAGCTCAACAGGCTCAACAGATGGCTCAACAGGGTCAGATGGCCTTCCAGGCGTCACAAACTGCTGCACTTAACGGCCAAGCCGCTGAATCGCAAGCCAGAGCGCAGAAGATTGCCATTGAAGCACAGGCTATACCGCAGGAACTGGAGATTGACCGCATCAAAGCTGTTACAACTAACCTAGATAAGGGTGATGCAGACGATAAAGAGTTTCAGAGACGCTTAGAAATCTCTAAACAGCTACTAAAAGAGCGTGAAGTAGCCGTGAAAGAGGAAAATGTTGCTAGACAGGCAGCTCCACAGCCTGAGCCAGCAGCACCTCAACCACCAGCACAAGGAATGATACCTAATGGTCAGCAGTAGAGACTTAGAACACGTAGTAGCTCAAGTAAATGTACAGTTTGAGGAACTATTTAAGAAGATTGCACAACTTGAGAAACAAATAGCGGAAACAGGAGCTAAGAATGGCAAAGGCAAAAGTAACACAAAGCCACAGAAAGGGTAGAGCACCTGCTAAAGGTAAAGCTAAGGTTAAAGTAACTTCTAGCGGCAAGAAAGTAAGCTATGGTCAGGCTGGTAAGGCTAAGGGTGGCGGCCCTAGAGTAAAACCAGGCACTTCTAAAGGTGATAGCTACTGCGCTAGGAGTTTAGGTATTAAGAAGAGGTTACCTAAAGAAAAGCAGAACGACCCTAACACACCTAATAACTTATCAAGAAAGCGTTGGAAATGTTCTGGCGCTAAATCTAGGAGAAAGTGATATGCCATACGGTAAAGGTACATACGGTAGTCAAGTAGGTCGTCCACCAAAGAAAAAAACAGCGCCAAAGCCTAAGAAGAAGCCAGTTAAAAGAGGTAAGTAACGTGGCCATTAGAAACTCTACAGTAAACAAAGCAGGGAACTACACTAAGCCCACCATGCGTAAGAGATTGTTTAACGAGATTAAAGCAGGTACTAAAGGTGGTAAGGCTGGTCAATGGTCTGCTAGGAAAGCTCAGATGTTAGCTAAACAATACAAAGCAGCAGGTGGAGGCTACAAATGAAAGGTGTAAACCACTACAAGAAAGACGGCACTGTCCACAAAGGAGGTATGCACAAAATGCCTGATGGTTCTTTACACTCAGGCAGGTCTCACGGCAAAACCAGTGAAAAGCTATTCCACTATGGTGCTTTGTCAGATAAGGCTAAAATGAAAGCGAGGAAGTCATGGCGCTAACGGAATCACAGAAGTCTTTAAAAAGGTGGACAAATCAGAAGTGGCGTACACCCTCTGGTAAGCCTAGCGGCAAGACTGGAGAGGTCTACGCACCTTCTAAGACAATTAGTAAGCTGAAGTCCACAGCAGCAGGTAAGAAGAAACTAGCCGCTGCTAACAGGAAGAAGAAGGAAGCAACCGCTAAAGGCAAGCAACACGCCAAGCATGGCCTACATAAGGGCAAGAAACGATGAAGGGCCAGACACACGGCGG